TCAGCCGAGCGCTTCGACCGCTTCGCTGATGCGGGTGACCGCGGCTTCGAACCAGCGCGGATCGCGCTCGATGCCGAAGAATTGCTTGCCCGCATGGACTGCGGCCACACCGGTCGAACCGGTCCCCATGAACGGGTCGCAGATGCGCTTGCCGGCGATGTTGACCATGATCTTGTCCATGACCGCCGGCGGCTTAATCGTCGGATGGTCGAAACGCTTCTTCAGCCCGCGATCGGGCGCGGCGGTGATCGACCGCGCCTTGTCCGCCAGGGCGCCCTGTGGGTGGAAACCCTTCGACCACGCGTGAACGTAGAATTCGCGATCAGGGCGATAGTGCTTGTTCGCGACCGGCTGCGGCGCGGTCTTCGTCCAGTCCAGCAGCGCGAAGCGGTGGAATTGGCCGGCGATCGCTGGCAGCAGCTGCGGCAGCTGGTCATTGTGGCAAAAGCAGATGATCGCGCCGGTCAGCAGCGGATTGATGATCGCTAGGTCGAAGCCCTGGTCGATGCCGGCGTCGGCGATTTCATCCATCGACTTTCGCGCCTTGCGATAGCGCCCGCCACCGCTGGTCGACAGCAGGAAGGGCGGGTCCATGACATCGCCATCCATGAAGCCCAGCGTCGGGCGGATGGCATAGGCATCGCCCAGGTAAAGCGTGGCGACGATCGTATCGCCGCGCCAGACCTGGACGAAATGCTGGTCGCTGCCGATCGCGCAATCAAGGCCGGTGATCATGGGCGCGGTCATGCTGCCATCTTCTTAGGTGTGACCTGATTAGCCAGCGCCGCGCTGCCGCGACCGGTCAGGCGGCAATCCAGTGCGTCATCATTGCCTTCGACGGGCTCGGCATCGATGAGGCCTAAGTCGATCGCTTCGATTAGCGCTTCATCGTCGAAACCAACGCGCAGAACACTGCAGTCAGCGATTGCGCGAAGCCATTGGCTGACGGGGCGGTGCGCGCTCATCGGGCTTGTCCCTTCAGGTCAGTCAGCAGGCCGATGGCGAACGCAGCACAGGCTTCCAGGTTGGCGATCGCGAGTTCCGGTGGGCAGCGGCTAGCGATCGCTTCCTGCGCGGCCTGGGCGTGGTGGACGACCTCCATCGCGCAGGCGGCGGCGCTGATCTTCGCAGCGGCTAGGATCAGGCTTTCGCGGGTTCTGATGACGCCGTGAAATGTCGCTCGGTCGTCGGTTCGAACCGCGACGTTTGTGACCTCGATGTCGCTTTCGCTGCGCAAGCGCATGTCGGTGGCGCGACCGATTTCGAACCGGGGGATGGTTCCGATTGGAGTGTGCATCATGCGGCTTCCTTCAGACGGGCTTCGGTTTCGCGCTGCTGGGCGCGCCAGACGCGCATCGCGAGGCGGTTTTCCAATTGCTCTTCTTCCCGAAGTTCGGCTTCGCTTAGCGGGCGCTGCAGGCGCAGGTTGGCCAGTTCTTCGCGACGGCGATCCTGGTTGGCGATGTCCCTGTGGGTTAGGCAGCCCGCGCTCATCGGCCACTTCCTGCATGCGCATAGCGGTCACCACAGAATGGACAGAATGTCGGAATTGCGAGCGCAGGCCCTTTGCGAACGCGCTTCTCCACCTTCTCGGTATTGATGTGCGGCAATACGTAGCTGGAGCCGTCGCGGCCGAAACTGAGCGTCACGCCTAGCTTCGTGTTGTGCTCACCCAGCTTGGCGTCCATTTCTTCAATGCAGTTGCAGGTCATGCGGCCATCCTTTCTTCGGTTGGAAACAGGTCTTCGAAGGCGAACAGGAATCGCTCCTGTGCTTCGTCAGGCTGCCAGCAGCGCGTGATCTGGATCGACCGCAGTTCGGTTCGATCGATGCTGTCGAGGATCGGCCAGTCATCGGTCGAACCGACCAAATCGCGCTGCTCGATCGCCAGTGCCTGCAGGTCGGCGCGCTTCACGGTTTCGCGGCGGAAGTCCGTCCAGGACCATCCGAAGTGATCGGCCAGGCGCAGTTCGAACCGCGCCTCGATCGCGCGATAGTCTGGCAGCTGGATCTTTAGCGGTCTGGTGATGTCGTGCAGGAATGCTTCGGCCGCATCGTGCATCAAAGCGCAGCGGCGCAGTTGCTGGCCTTTCTCGCCGCCCAGGTGCCGCGCGATCGGTGAGATCAGGCGCAGGACCAGCATGCTGTGCTGGGCGATGGTGTAGAACTGCCGCGTCTGCGCACAGAAGCAGGGCTGGCGTAGCCCAGCGGCAACGTCGATCGGATGAATGACGCTGCAGTCCGGATCGGCCAGATCGAGATAGCTGCCCGACAGCAGGGCGATCGCGGTTTCGGTGCGCGCATGTCGATCGTCGCTCGGCTCGATCGGCAGTTCGGACTGTCGATCTTCGCCAGTCAGACAGTCGGCGCATACAAGACCCTGCGGTGCGCGCTCCCAGCCCGGTGGTGTCTTATCCGCATGGTCGATGAAGGCGGCGCCGCATTCGACGCAGGTGTGATGGACGATCGGCCTCATCGCGCCCACTCCCAGACCAACCAGGCGACCGCAGACCAGAAGGTCAGTGCCAACAGCAGGGCATAGAAAAGCGGATGGACGGGGGCGGTCGCGCGCTTGCCCCCGCGCGACCGCGCCGGCGCGTTGCATCCGCGACAGCGGCAATCGATCGCATGGATTCGGGGCTGGTTTCGTTTGGGAAGTGTCATGCTGCAGGCTCCCTGCTGGTGTTGGCTGCCGCCGCATCGGCGCGCAGCTGGTGGGTCAGCCTGGCCAGCGCGACCGGATCGCGCCCAGGCTCAAGGTGCCAGCGAAGCGCGATGACCGCCTCGGCTTGGGCACCTAGGGTTTTCGAGAATCCGCCGTGCTGACCGGCGATGCCGGCAATCGTGGCGATCGATGTATCGAGCGCCTGCCGCCGCGCCGCGATCGTGACAGGCGATGCGGGCTGGCCCTCGGCACCGCCGCTGGCGATGAAGGTCCAGTCGGCGACCAGGTCTTCGAACAAAGCGATTTCCGCCCGCGCATCGGCTTCGGACTTTTCGCCGGCGGCGATCAGGGCGGGGAAGCCCTTGCGCCGCGCTTCCAGCATGCGCTGGGCCATCGCCTTCAGATCGGCGAAATCGTAGCGCAGTTCGGGCGGATCATCGGTTTCGATGCCCTCCCAGACGCGGCGGGGGATGTCGGGATCGCGCGTCATATGATCGGCGCCTTCCCGGCCTTGGGCTGTTCGAAGATCCAGCACTGCTGGGCCTTGCTGTCGGTGCCAGGCGGATTGACCGCCTTCGTCGCGATCCAGCGGCGCGATTTGGACCCGCGCAGCAGCTTCTTCAGCTGGTCGAGCGGCGGCGGAAAGATGCCGGCGTGGCGGCACCGCGCCTCGAAATCGGGAAGGTTGATCGCGACGAAGTCATCGGTCTTCCGGTGACGATTGAGGCTCTTGCCTTCTTCGCCATCGGTCGGTCCCTCGCGCCCGATCAGATAATCAACCTTCTCCCAGAAGTCGGCGACCAGCGGATGATCACCGCCCGCCGATTGCTGACGATCCAGCGCCATGCGGTCGACCTCGGCCAGCGTCTGTTCGACCCATTCCGGTCGGCAGTTCGGGAACAGCTTGGGCAGGGCCTCGATCGCAGCAGCCAGCTGGCTGTGACATTTGATCGGGCGAGCGTTGGTCAGACCGTCGACCCGCTTCCCCATATTGCTGTCGTGGAAGGTGAACCGGTCGAAGAAGAACTTCAGGAAGTTGGCTTCCTGGCGCGCCAGGTGAACGATGGTGCCGCTGCAGTCCTCGAGGGGCCAGCCTTCGAGGCGCTGGGCGGCTTCCTTCGTCCCCGGGCCCCAGAGCGACTTGTCAATCGCCATCGACATGAGCCGTTCGAGGACCGCCGGGATGGCGTCGATCCGTTCGTTCTGCATCAGGTAGATGCTGCCGAGAAACGGCGGTTCTTCGGTTTCGAAGCCGCCAGATTTCCGGCCGATGCCGCGGGGGCTGCGCCCGTTGTAGAGGACCAGCAATTCGTTGGGATCGAACAGGCGCGAATGCGAGCGGCCATCGTCGCGCCCGCTTTCGATCAGGCCGACAGGCAGGTTTGCGACCTTGACCATCGAGCGCGCGAGGAAGGCGCGGGTAGCCTTGTTCGGGTCGAAGCCTTCGTAACCGACGCGGCCCAGCAGCTTCCAAAGGAACTCGACCAGGGTGGACTTGCCCGAGCCCGGCTGGCCGGTGATTTCCAGAAAGCCCAGCGATTTGTGCCGATCGCGGATCTGGACCGCGAAGATGGACATGACCCAGAAGGCGAGCGCAATGAGACCGCGGGTTCCGTAGGCGGTCCAGATGTCTTCGAGCCAGGCGAAGGTCAGCTGGTCGGGATCGTATTCGATCTGCAGCATGCGTTCGGAAGTGCGCAACTTGACGGCATGCTTGCCGACATCGAAATAGTTCTCGGCGTTGACCTTCAGGACGCGGCCTTGATGCACCGCGAGATCGCCGAACAGCCAAGCGCGGTGCGGCTGCGAATAGCCGGTGAAGCCGATCGGCTCGACGACCTTCAGCCGGCGGGTCTGGTTCTTCATCAAGCGGTCAAGCTGCTCGCCGCTGCCGCTCCACATGCCTGCGAAGGCCATCAGGCGCTTCTTGAACTCGCCGGCATTGGCGCAGGCTGCAGACGAAAACCGGGCCTTCACTTCGCCGGCGCGGTCGGGAAAGTCGATCTTGAGAAAATAGGTGGTTTCGTCGGCGATTTCGTCGCGCTCGCGATAGAGCAGCCGGAAGGCGCAGTTCGCGATTTCGGTCAGGTTGATCTGGCTGCCGCCGGTGTCTTCATCGGTCTTCACATGGACCCAGAACAGCCGGTTATCATGGCGCATGTCGAAGCTGGACATGGCCCGCGCGCCAGCCTGGGCGCGGTCGATGATTAGGCGAGCCTTCTGCACCGCGGTCGCGGCGATGGTGATCGCCCCGTTGTGCAGATATTCCTCGATCTTCTCCGGCCCGAGCGGCCCGTCCTTCGCGTCGCCGGCGAAGGACTGCTGGCGCAGCAGCAGGTCGTTCCAGTCGAGCTTGGTTCCTTCGCCATCGGGGCGAACCTGCGCGGCGGTCGCTTCCCATCCTTCGCTGAAGGCGCGCTTGATATGCTTCTTCGCATAGAAGACGCCGGCGGCGCCGACGTCGAAGGCGAAGACCAGCTTGGGCCTGGTGGCGATGCCTTCGGCCTGCAGATAGTCGCCCAGGCTCTTCAGGAAGTGTTCGGGGTAGGGGTTGACCGACATGTTCGAAACAGCGGCCAGCTTCGCGCCCTGGGCCAGCGCGACCGCGTCGAAGATGCCTTCGGCAATCCAGATGCGGTCGGCCCTGGCCAGTGATGCCAGATCGGTACCGTTCGGCATCCAGCAATGACCGGCCCAGCTGCCGCGATACTTAAAGTGGGCCTTCTTCGCGAAGCGCCCGGGCTTGTCGATGATCCGTTCCCAGTAGCTGTCGCCGATAGGGAAGCGGACCGTCGCGGATGTCTGCCCCGTCTCGCGGTCCTGGAACAGCTCCTGGCTGAACTTGCCGCGCAGCAGGCGAAGATCGAGCCCGCGTTCGTGAGAAAGGTAGGCTTCGGCGGCGGCGTCGGGATTGGTCTCGGTCGCCGGAAAGCGCTTCGACCAGTCTTCGAACAGGTCGGGCAGCAGGTTTCGAACGGTGTCTTCCCAACCGCAGCGTTCGGCGCGACCGCAGCGGACAATCTTGGGTTCCTGGGCGGCGCAATATGCCTCGCGCTTGCTGCATTGCGGGCAGGTGCCTTCCTGCATCCACTTGCCGCGGACCTTCTTGAATCCGAAGTCGCGCTTCAGCGCCTTGATGACTTCATCGGCGAGGTTCATCGCACTGCCGCCTCGATCAAGGCGATGGCGATATAGCCGACGATCAGGCCGATAAGCATGACGCAAGGGAGGGCTGTGCGGTCGCGCCGGCGGGGAGGAACGAAAAAGGGAACCAGCGCCCTGTGGCGGCTGCTGTGGTAGGCGATCTTAGGCAAGGTGTCCCCCTCCGGCGGAATCGTGCCGCCGCGATGATTTCGAGTTTTCCAGTGGTCTGTCCCGCCGGTCAGGCAGTGGCAGCGGCGCCGAAGAAATCCGGCTCGCCTTCGGATTGCTGACCGGTTGGTGGCCGGACATGCGTGACCTGGTCGCGTGGGCAGACCGGCAGCTTCAGATCGGGCCGGTCGATGTTTCCTTCGACCAGCGAATGAACGAAGACGATGTCGGCGCGGAAGATGTGGCCGCAGCCGCTATCGGTGCAGTGGCAGGTCATCTGCGTGGTCTGCTCGCTCATCCGCTCCGACCGGCGGATGAAGGCCGGCGCATCGCATTTCGGACACAGCATAAAGCAACTGGCGCCGGCTTTCCGCCCGCCCGGCTGCAGTCGGAACTGCAGCGGCGCTTCGACCAGCGGGCCCTTGATCAATCCCCCTCCTTCGCCGCTCATTTGTCCTGTTCTCCCAGTCCAGCGAGGCAGTCGGTCAGCTTGTCGATCGCCTCCTGGACCTCCTTGCGAGCGCGGCGGGCAGTGTCGCCGCAGTCGATTTTCGCGCTGGCATCCAGCAGCGCAGCGACTGCCTCGCCCGCTTCCTTCGCCGTATCTCCGGCGAGCCGGACCAGATCGGCCCGGTCGGCGCGCGCGGCCATTTCCAGGCGCAGGCCGAACAACCGGTGGAAGGGGGCGTGGTCGCCGCCATCAGCGATGAAGGCGCGATCGAGCCGTTCGGCGTCGATCAGCCTGATCTCGGTTTCGCAGTCAGGATCGGACCAGAGGCGGACGGTGCGATCGGTCACGCCGCAAAGCGCGCCGCAGCGGTCCCATCCGATGCGGGCCGCAATCGTCGTCAGCGCCGCATGATAAGTCAGAGGTTCGCGGCGCTTGGTCATCGAGCCGCCCCCTTCATTCTGGTGGCGCGATCGAAATCGACGCCCCGGAAGCGGTCGCTATGCTGGACATCATGATGGGGAACGAAACCGTTTTGGCCGGTCGCGAGATCGCAATGGAGAGCCGCTTTGCGGTCGACCATGCGTTCGCGCGGATAGATGTCTGGGCGAAGGTCGTGGCGAGAAATGTCAGTCGCGGCTTCGACGCGAAGGACATACTCTGCGGGCAGCCGTTTGCCGCTCTGCATCCACTTCCAGGCAGCGGTGGTTGAGACTTCGCAGATACGGGCAAGTTCAGCTTGAGAGCCGAGCTTTTCCACCGCGAGCGAGAGGGCTTCAAATGGCGTTTTATCAATCATGGTGGATGCTATGGCAACCAGAGTTGCTACCGTCAACCACTATAATTGACTATCCTGTGGCAACCAAAGTTGCGATATCAGGAAGATGATATCTGGAGAGCGGATCAAAGAGCGCCTAACCGTGCTGGGTGCCACCCAGGCACAGCTTGCGCGTGCAGTCGGGCTCTCCCCGCAAGCTATTAGCAAATTGACGATGGGTGGAACGCAGGACAGCCCGAAGCTCTATCAAATTGCTCGCTTCCTTCGGACGACGCCGGAGTATCTAAGCGAGGAATCCAACGAACCGGGGTCAGTAGAATTTGCAGATACTTTTGCGATTGACGACCGGATCATCGAGATTCCGGTGATCGACTTGGCCTATGGAATGGGTGGTACCTTTCTGCCTGATGTCGAGCCCGAGGTGCGGTCAGAACCTTTCCCCCTATCCTTCATTCGTCGATATACGAAGGCTCGCGCAGAAGACCTATTTGTCGCAGACGGGCTGGGCGACAGCATGGCGCCGACGATCGGATCGAACGACCAAATGTTGATCGACCGCAGTATCGACACTTTGCGTATCGCAGACCAGATATGGGCCTTCACCTTCGGCGGTTTCGGGATGGTTAAGCGGTTGCGTCCGCGCCCCGATGGCAGTGTCGCGATCCTGTCGGACAATCCTAATGTTCCGGAAGACCGGGCGGTGGACGATGAATTGTTCATCATCGGGCGGGTGGTTGCGATTGTGAGGAAAGTTTGATGCGTGCTGGATTGATTGTTTGCGCAGCTGGCTTGCTGGCCAGTTGCGAGAGCAAACCTGCCGAACCATCGGTGCCCGCACCGCAGCCCACGACCTATTCGATAGGGCAAGGCGATGTCTTGCATGTTGAACCGAAAGACATCTGCCGCGCCAGAGATCCCCAGTTCCTCTCCGCTTTAACCGATCGAGTTCGCGACGCCCTTCCTGTCGCCGCGATCCCCAGCTTCGAGCTTCACGATTTCAATGTGACCGACCCAACTTCCGATGGTGATCGGACCGCGGTCTTGCGGTTCTATATAGCGGGCGATGACGGGGCGCCCATGATGATGACCGCTTATGGTCCGTTCACCCCGGAAAATTGCGCAGTTGGTGCGATGTTGGCTGGGCCCGGCCCCAGCACTATTTCGTTCGAAGATGATGATGCCCTGCGCGTGCCCTAGGCGCTTTCCATTTCGATCGACTGGCGCAACCCGCCCGATCCGAAGTTGGTCGCCACGCTTTTGATCAGCCAGGCAATCCCGTCGACCTTCGCCCCCCAGCCAGAGAGGCTGACCCGCATGTCGGGCTGCAGGGCAGGGTCGGCAATGGCAAGATCATAGCTGAAACTGAAGGGCGCGCGCTCAGCACGCGCCTTGGCGGCTTCGGCAGCCTGGCGCGCTTCGGGTTCGCTGGCATAAACCCGCTTCAGCTTGCGCGGATTGTCGCCACCGGTGCCGACCGTTCTGCGACGTCCCGCCGCCTGATCTTGCCACTGCGCTGAAGCGCCATCGTATTTTTCCCGATCGGCCTGGGTGAAGGACCAGCGCCAGCCATCCCGCTTTTCGAGCGAAGCCCCGGGGAGGGCGATGCCGCCGGCGGTCGCCGACTTACCGATCGGGAGAAAGATCAGCCGACCATCCTTCCAGGTCGCGATCGCGTCATAGCGTCGCCCCAGATCGGCGACCAAGGCCATGTCGCTCTTGCCTTCCTGCTCGATCGCGCTGATCGCGAGCGCGGCCAGACCGGCGTCGACCTGCGCGGTCCGACCGTGCCGGGTCGCGATCTCCTGCAGAATGGCGCCCAGGGTGGTATTCTTCCAGGCTTTCGTGCGACGCTGGCGCAGGAGGCCGGTCAGGTCGGCTGACTGGCCCTTGATCGTGACGACGTCCGGCGGGCCTTCCATGCCGACTTCGGCGATGGTGAAACGGCCCTTGTCGACCAGGCCGAGCGGGACGGAATCGCCCGACAGCCAGCCCAGCGCCAAGGTGAGAACGCGGCCCGCATCGGGGACGGCGAGGAGCCCATCGGCGTTCTGCAGGGTGAGTTCGAATTCGTCGGCCTCGCCCTCGCGCTTTTCGGTCAGGCGCAGGCCGACCAGGCGCGGGTTGATCTTCGCCGCGAGATCCGCGCCGTCTTCCAGCTTGAGTTCTATTCCAGCCTTCAGCGCGGTCATTGAGCGATGCCCTCGCCGGTCTGGTCATCGCCGCGGTGGAGCTCGATGCGGAAGTCGACCATGCGCGCCGCGCCGCCGGCCAGGATGTGCTTCTGATCCTCTTCCAACCTGACAATCCGGTAGTTGCCGAAGATGCGGCCCCTGCCATCGATCAGCGGCCAGGTGTCGCCCGTGGCTGCCATTTCCGCCAGCGCCTCGAGCGCAGCGTATCTGCCGCCCAGTTCTGGAACGATCATGCCGGAAAGCGTGATAGTCTCGCCCCCCGGGCCAACGAACTGCGCGGCATCGCGCGCGCCGTGTCGCTCGCTGGTCGCATGTCGCCATTCGCGGCTGCGCTGCAGGTTCTGGTAAGCGGCGCTGTCCATCCCGAAGATGAACATGCCCAGGGTCATCAGTTCGCGCGGTGTCGGTCGGGAAGCCATCGGCTCTACTCCTGATAAGAGCGCCCGGCGGCGCCTGCCATTTCGCGTCTGATCATCGCCATGACCCGGTCAGCCAGGTCTTGCGCGTCCTCGCCGGGCATCTGGTGAATGTGCAATTCGCCGATCAGCGGCGCGCCACCGGCGCCGGGGGACGAAGCGGACGCCGCCGCCATCGCGGTGGGCGCCATTGCCATCGAACCGGCGGCGATCGCGCCGGTAGCGAGGCGACCCGCTGCGCCGGAAACGCGGCGGCGCTGGCGATCGAGCCCGACCGCCATCCCTTCCCCGGTGTGCGCCCCGATCGCCATGAAGACCCGCGAGGGGGATTTGATGCCCAGCAGGTTCTTGACCTTGCCGATGCCCGACAGGACGACCCCCTTCAGGGCATTCCAGACCGCGCCGCCCGCCGCGGCGATGCCCCTTGCAAGGCCCATCACCACATGCTGGCCGATCGCCGTCATGCGGCTGCCCAAGCCCGCGATGAAGGCGACACCCTGCTGGAAGGCAGCCTTGATCTTGTCCCAGTTTGCATAGATCAGATAGGCGGCGCCGCCGACCGCCGCGACCAGAAGCGTGATCGCCAGGACCATCGGGTTCGCCATCATCATCAGTCCCGCCTGGATGACGCCGCGGGCGAGCAACAGGGCGGCGCTGCGCAGCAGGCCGAACAGGCGGGCCGTGCCGCCCATCTTGTTCGCGAAGGCAAAGAAGTTGGCAGCGGGTTTCAGGAATGCACCGAACGCGAACTGCGCCGCGCCCAGTCCGATCCTGAAGACCGCCAGCCCGGCGACGATCTTCATGATCGTGGCGGCAGCGTGCGGATTTGCCTGTGCCCAATCGCCCACCCGCGAAGCCATATTGCCGATCATGGTCATGGCCTGGGTGGCCGGCGGCAGGAGCTTTTTGCCCAAGACGATTGCGAGTGACGAAATGCTGCCCTTGAAGGCTTCCCAATTGACCAACGCATCCTTTGCAGCGCGCTGATCGAAAGCGCGATCGACTGTGCCGCTTGCTGCCAGGGCTTCGGCCCTGATCTTTCGGTACTCGGGCAGGTTCTGCAGAAGGGCCATGATCCCCATCCGCGCCTGCTGATCCTCGAAGGCGAAGCCAAGCTTGTCCATGTCCCCGCCGGTGGCCTGTTTCGTGACCATCGCGATCGCTTCCATCGACGAATAGCCTGCGTCGGTCAGCTTCTTCATCGCCGCGGGAAGATTGACGCCGAAGTTCTTTTCGAAGGCGCGGATGGTCGCCGGCGCGTTGATCTTCGCCAGCAGGTTCTTGATATTGTTGCCTGCCTCGTCTTCGCTGCCAGCGGTTTTCATGGCCACCTGGAGGGCAGCCGACAGATCAGCGACCGCCGGCGCGCCTTTTTCGCCCAGCGCCTGCATCTGCGCAGTCAGCGCGGGGAAATGCCGCGCCATGTTCTTGACTTCGAAGGCGCCGGCATTGCCAGCGGATGCCATGATGTCGAAGACCTTGGCGCTCTGTGCGGCCGGAACTTTCAGATTGCTGATCGCCGCATAGGCCGCGCTCGCTGCATCCGGAACATCGACCTTGTAGGCGGTAGCGATACGGCCTGCCGGGCCCATGATCTTTTCAGCTGCTTCCAGGCCAAGGCTGTCGCCGCCCTTGGCGAGCAGCAGATCGAGACCCGCGCGGATATCTTCGGGCATCCGCTTGGCGCCCTTCGCCATCGTGACGACGCGGCTCGCCAGCTGTGCGGTCGCAGCATCGGTCAGGTCCGCCTTCTGCTGGATGTCGACCATGCCGCTGGAGAACTCTCCGGCGGCTTTGACGGCGAGGATCAGCGGCGCGGCCATCGTAGCACCCGCGACGATGTTTTCGCGTCCCTGACCCATCAGCGCGTCGCCCCGCGCGCGCATCGCTCTTCGGTCGCCCTCGATCGCGTTGAGGCGCTTGCGTTCGCCGAGCTCGCGATTCGTGCGCTCGATCGCGCGCTCGAGGTCGCGCTCGCTATTGACCAAGTCGCTGACGTTGCCGCTGGCACCATCGATCTGACGGCGGACATCGCGAAGCTGGCTTTCAAGCTTCTTGCCTTCCCCGCGAAGTTCGCCGAGCGACCGCGAGCCCCTGCGGCCAAGCTGCGTGATGCTTCGCAGGCTGGACGACATTTTATCGATGCCGATAAAGTTGACCATCAGCGACAGCTTGTTCGACATCCGGTTTCTTCCTTCGCCCTATCGCTTCGCTACTTCAGGACCAGGTCAATCCTTCCTGGCGTGGTGGCGGCTCCACCATTCGACCGCGTGCGCATGCCAGCGGGTCAGTTCATCGATCGGCAGCGACTGCAGTTCGGACAGCGGCCAGTGAAACACGCCGGCGATGTCGGCGATCAGGTCTTCGGCCGATGTTCCGCCATCATCGCTTCCATCACTTCCCGTTCCGCCCGCGTCATAAAAAAACCGCGGATCGTGCCCCCGATTTCTGTCAGGTCGGCAGGGTCCAGATCGTTGCATTCCGCGTCGGTCAGCGGGGGTTCGCTGATGCGCGGCGTCAGCTTGAGGATGGCGCTGATCTCGAGCCCGATGACGTCGGAAAGGGTCAGGCCGCGCAGCTGACCGGCGGTCGGCTTGCGCAGCGTGATCTTGTCGATGGTGGTTTCGCCGCGCTGGATGGGCTCGTTCAGTTCGATGGTTTCGAAGGAGCCGGGCTTGGTGGCTTGGGCATTGTCGTTCGGGGCGTCGTTCATTGCGGGGCCTTCCTCGGGTCAGATCAGCGCGGGGCGGGTGGGCTGACCAGCGCCGAGAGGAACGCCGGCCAGCCCTGGTATCCGGCGATCGGCTGCCCCGCAAAAGGTCCGACCGCCGAAGGACAAATCAGTTGGCGATGATGGCCATGATCTCGGCGTAGCGATCGACGCCATCGACGAGGAAGCGACCCGCGATCATGTCGATCTCGACTTCGACGCGGCCATTCACTTCGCGCCGATAGTAGGACAGCGGGATGGTGAACTCTTCCTCGGTATCGTCGCCGGCCTTGCTGGTGCCGAACCCGATTTCGCTGAAGCGTCCGCCAATGTAGCATTCGACCGCCTGGGCGGGGGTGCCATCGTCGGCCTGATAGGCGCCGGTCAGCCTGACGCGAACGCCGTCGACCCGCGTGGTACCGAACTTGCGGATCAGGGCGACGACATGGCCGCCCATCTTCATCTTCGCCTCCATGCCTTCCAGGCCCATGTCGATCTTGACCGGACCCAGCATGCCGCCGCCGCGATAGTCTTCGGTCGCGATGGCCAGCGCAGGCTGTTCGAACTCGGCGACTTCGCCGAGATAGCCGGTCCCGTCGACGTGGGCGTTCAGGTTCTTCAGTTTCTTCGGGATGCCCATCGGCTTGTCCTTTCGCGAGAGTTTCGGATGTCAGGCAGCGCGACTGGTCAGACCAGCTGGTCGGCAAAGCCGGCGTAGTAGAAGTCGGTGATGACCAGATCGACGTTCGGATTTTCCAGCGGTGCGACCGGCGTGAACTGGATGCGGAAGCGCGGGCGCCCCTGTGCCAGTTCCTGGGCGCTGTTCTGGTCCTGGTCGAAGAACATCTGCGCGCCGATGATGCGCCCTTCGACGGCAAGCTGACGGAAGCGCGCGTTGCCGGTTTCGAGGATGTCCTTGATCAGCCCGTTCGTCATGGGCTGATCGATGAAGGGGGCCACGATCTGTTCGATGATGGCCTGCAGCGCATGGCTGGTGCGAACCGCGCTTTCGAAGACAAAGTTGGGCAGCTGGTCATCGGCGCAGGTGCGGTTGCCCCAAAGGCGGAATCCGTTCTGGCGGATGACGGTGGTCACCTGTGCGGCATTGAGCAGGCCGGCGGCGGTCGACGGGTCGGTCAGATCGAAGTGAACGTCGAACTCGAGCCCGGTCACTCCGACAAGGGGGACGTTGGAGATCGTCTTGTGCCACCCGATCGTTTCGTCGATCTGCGCGCGAAGCCCGAGGGCGCGCGCCACGATGTCGCCTTCGCTCTTGATCGTGTCGGGCCAGATGATCATCAATTCGCGATGCGGGAATTCGGCGCGATAGGTGATCGCTTCGGATTCAGTCACCGCGGGCGTGAAGCCATCGACGCCTTTCGCCCCGGCATAGACGAAGCCGCGCAGCTTCTTTGCCACGCTGACCATTTCTTCGACGACTGGCTGACTGTCGAGGTTCGGCGCCCCGATGATCTGCGGCTTGACGCCCAGCTTCGTGGATGCGGCGAGCAGTGCCTGCAGGCCGGTGTAGGTGTTGCCATCGGTCGCGCCGATGACCGCGGCATCGGTCGATGCCTGATCCGCACCTTCTTCGACGCGAACGACGACGACGATCGGGCTGGCCTGGTCGCCTATCGCGGTCAGGACCGGCCCGAGAGTTCCGCCATCGCCGGCCTTGCCTGCCGCAATATCCACGCCGCCCGCGATCAGGACCGGTTCGTTCAAGGGAAAGTCGGCGTCGAGCTTCGCCTGCGCCTCGGCATCGCCGGTCGTGCTGGCCGTGGCGATAATGCCGATGACGGCCAGCGACGCGGCGGCAAGCGCGCGAGGCCCGGTGGCGGATTCGGTGATGGTCAGACCGTGGTGAAAAGCCATGGGAGGTTCCTTCAGTTAGCAGGCGCGAGGGTGCGGCGCTGGGCGAATTCGATGGGGATCGTCAGCGTGGTGAGTTCATTGGCTGCCGGTAGATCGGTGCGTCGGCCTTCGATGCGGAGTGTCAGCCTGCCGCTGGCGGGCTCGCCTTCCAGCGTCACGCGCGTCAGCTGCAAGCGCGGCTCCCAGCGGCGCAGGGCCAGCGCCGTGGCTGCATGGATGAGCATGCGGATCGCGCCGTTGATGGGCCGGTCGATCAATTCGAACAGCAGCGATCCGTAGTCGCGGCGAGCGACCCGGCTGCCCAGCGGCGTTGTGAGGATGTCGGCGATCGACTGCGCCAGGTGCGCATCATCCGATAGGGGCTTTCCCGTCAGTCTCGCCATGCCGATCATGCGGCCAGCAAAGCCCGTTGCGCGCAGGAAAGGCCAGTGGTGCAGGGGGTGGAAGTCCCTTCGACCGCAACCGCCTTCAGCGCGGTCGCTGATCGACGCGTTATTCCGGTTTGCCCGTCTTCGCGGTGCCAGCGCTGACCTGTCCGTGCAAGTGATCGACCAGGCTGATCCCATCGGCGAGCAGATCGGTTTCGGCAGTCAGGGTCTGGCTGACCGCGACATCGCCGGCAATCTCCACGTCACCTTCTATGCGGACCGGCCCTCGCAATGTGATGCCGCCGGGCGCATTGATTTCGGCAGTAGCACCCGCTGGCAGGATGGCCTTAAGGGCGCCTGCCTGGGGATCGTAGGTGAGCCGCGCGCCGTCTTCGAATTCAATCGCTTCGGTAAGATCGTTGCCAATGGGCGGGAAGGCGTCCTGGACCAGCCCAGCGATCGCAACTGCATTACCAACCTGGCCATCCGGCGACAGCAGAAGAACCTGTTCGCCGACACTCGGCGGCGACCAGACGCGGGTCTTGCCGGCGCGCATCGCGAGCCACCGGATCGCGGGCGTTTCGGCAGCTTCGGGATCGTCGGGATCGCCATAGCGCACGATGCACCGCGCCGCGGTCAGATCGACGGACAGGACGGTTCCGACCCTGATCAGCGCCGCAAGGTCGGCGGGGATGTCTTCAGCCTGATTATGATACAGCGGCCACATCGCTAGGGGAGCACGGGCGGCACTTCGGCCTTGCTCGCAGCTTCGACATCGATCGCGAATTTTCGACCTGCCTCGGCCTTCACGGTGTTCGTGGTGCAGATCCGGACATCTTCGGCGCGGACTACGACGAAGCCGTTTGCCAGCCCAGCAGCACCGCCAATTCCTTCGGCATCCAGCTGGGCCGCTCGACGGGTTCCGTCAGGATCTGCGGCGCCTCGATTGCCGGCGCCGGTTCCGGGGCCGCAGCGGAGATTTCCAGTTGCTTCGGCCCGCAAGCCGCCAGCAGCGATGAAGCGATCAGCAGCGCGCATGGCGCCCTCGAGACTATCTTGGGCATTGTCGTCGATCCTTTCCGCGATGTCGCGATAAACGGTTTCCTGCGCCACTCTCGCGGCGCGCGCGTCCTTCTTCGCCTGGTCCTGGGCAGCCAGGATGGCATCGATCTTCAGTTGGCGAGTTTCGGCGGTCTTGATCCAGCCCGCGAACGAGATCGGCCAGACATGGAGCCCTTCCAGGCGGGTGGTCTGCACGGCAAGCGCGATCAGCAGCAGGGCGAATGCGATCGCGACCAGCGCAGCCCAGGCGCCCTTGATGGCGTAGCGCGCACCAAGAAAGCCGGTCATGCCGCGAGCCTTTCGGCAGGCGCGTCCAGCGGGCAATGCCGGAAGATCGCCATCGGCGAGTAACGGTTGCCAAGCCCCCGGCCGGCGATCGGAACGGTGCGGAGCTCGAAATGCAGATGCTGATCGGCGCCGCGCATTCCGCGCGCGTTCCCGCTGTTGCCGGTCTCGCCAATCTTCTGGCCACGCTCGACGTGATCGCCGGTTTTGACATCGGCGCGAGAGAGGTGGGCATAGAAGGCGAACAACGGGTCGGCGTCGCCATCATCGTCGAAATCGAACAGGAATCGGATGACGACCTGCAGCCCGTAGGCGCCGGCGTTGCGGACGGCGACGACCTGCCCATCGGCGACCGCGTAGCAGGGAGTTCCCGGCTTGGCTTCGAAATCCCAGCCCTGATGCGGGCGCCGAGAACCATCCGAATTCCGGCGGACCATGCCGAAAGTGTGGTTCAGCATCCCGCGCCGAATGCGGTTGGCATCCAGCGGCCAGTCGATGGCGATGGTCATGGGGTTTCGCTCCAATGCGGGGGAGGTACGTGGCGCATGATGTGGACGAAGCGCCAGGCGGCGTAGAAAAGCAGGACGACGTCGCCCAGCTGGCGCAGCAGCGGGACGGTCGATCCGGCGAACCAGGCGTCGATCTGCCCGACGCCCAGCAATGCCAGGGCAAGTCCCAGCAACCAGGTCATCCAGGCGCGCCATGTGCCAATCCGGCGCAATGCCGGGGCTGCGTGATGCCACAGCAGGATAGCAACCGCGATTTCGACCAGGCCGGTCAGAAGGTGGACGATGGTCATCAGTCTTTCCCCCAGGGCAGGCGGAACTCGGACGGAAGATTGCCTGCGCGGGCGGCGGCGCCCTTGCCGAAGTTGGCAAGTGCGCCGCCGACCCAGCGCGAGGCGGCGCCGGCGATCGCCAGAACCAGCTGAAGGGGCCAGCTGTCGACGCCGAAAGGCAGGTGCGGATGGGCTATGGCTGCGACGACACAGACTACCAGACCGGCGAACAGCGTCGCCCAGACAGTCATGCGCGATTCCGCCGGCGTGAAGAGCATGGATGCATAGGTGGTCGCCAGACCGACGATCATGCCGCCGATCAGGTCGGGCAACGGCGCGGAAATCCCGAGCGCGATCGCGAACCAGACCAGCAGCGCTTTTAATTCAAAACCCATGCGGCGGCCTCGCTTTGCTTTCATGGTGGTCCAGATGGCCAGGTTCGCCGGCCATAAATGAGGTTCAAGCGCGCGCGGGGCAGGATTGGCCAGAGGGTCGGCGGGTAGACATGCTATCCACCGACCAAGCTCCCGCGGGGATTTGGACTCTCTAGGTCGAGCCTCTCATGCCTGTCATCGCACCAGTAGCGATCGGCTCCTCGTCATGCGGACGAGCGGCCCGACGCCGACCGCACGCGCATCTGGTGAATCAGACATTGGGCGCTCAGGAGGCCGCCTAATCGATCCCCGCAATGTGCCCTGTGCCGGCGGTCAGCCTGATCCATCCGGTCAAGACGACGCCATTTCCATCGATCGAGGAGGCGGTGTTGCGAACAAACTCGCCGGCGGCATGATACCCGACGACAGCATGGCCGAGGCGGTCAGTTAGGGTTGCACTATCCCGACCGGCATCCAGTAACTATCGCTCAACACGAAAGTTATCGTGCTGCCAGCAGGCAAAAGCTGCGACGAAGGCATAGCGATATTGCCGCCGCTGCTGAATCGAACAAATCCGCCCGTCACTCGCAAGGTGAAGCTGGAGCCAGACGAGTGCGTGCTGATGATGTTCGTAATCGTATTCGGCGTTGCTTTGCCGTTCAACAGGATCAGCGACATTCCCTTGATGTCGATACCGCCTGAACCATTGTCTCCGATTTGGAGCATCGTGCCGGTGGTGTTGCCAGCGGTGCCGGACGCACCGCTATCCGCCGAAACCACCACGTCCCTCACCGGATTCGATGCTACGTAACGCTTATCGACACCGCCAACAAAGATGTTGCCGCCGCGACGAAGGGAAGCGGAGGTATTCTTCACGCCGAAGCCAGCACCACCATTGGCAGCAGCGTTTGCAAAGCGGTTATTGGTGACAGTCGCATCAGCGCCGAACTGCGCATGAACGCCGCCGTATAGGTTCTCGAAATAGGAACCGTCTATTTCGAAGTCGCCGCGATCGAGCAGAATGGCCAGAGCGGCGTTTTGTACGGTCGCCTTGAACCGGATCGAATAAGGCGAGAGGTCCGAAACCGGCGATCCGCCATCGGCGGCATCACCATTGGTGAACTCGCGGCTCATGCAGACATTCGTTCCGAGGTAAGGCAGGGTTTCCGCGTCCAGGCAGTCGAACTGGCAAGCACCCTCAAAATAGACCTGTCCAACCTTGCCCGTGACAGAAAGGCAGCGCGAGGCGGCAGACCGAGCGCGGAAGACACTGACATCGCGAAGGGTCAGAAACTGGTGAGGGCAGTCTGCCACATCCGGGGAAGCATCACCCCGCAGCCAGATGCTCTTGCCACCGAATTTCCGGAAGTTCACATTATCGAGAACCGAACTCCACAGTCCTCCGTTAATCCCCGCCCCATCCGGCCGTGCGTGGAGATACAGACCGTGCTCCGTCGCCGCCCCCTCGTCGTTGCCCCAAATATACAGATCGGAAATTCTAAGGTCGATCACCGGACCTGGTGGCATGGAGAGCATTGCGCCCGTTTCGCCAGCTTTATGGATGATCTTCGACACCCGTTTCGTGTCGCCCGACATTTGCAGATATTTCGGGATTGTCAGCGACCTGACAATCGTTTCACCCGCGGGGATTTGGAGGCGAAGCCCGTTCGTGGCTGCATAACCCATCGACCCTTGCATGGGGTCGGTGTTGTCCGCTGCGTCGGGCAGCACGCCCAGCTCGCGCGCGTTCAGTGTACGACGGAACAATGCTTCCGCGGACAGTCGAACAGCATCGGGATGGTCGCGCTTCGATTTGACCATTTGCCCGCCAGAATCGCTGCCTAGCGCTGCGGTGGTGGTTTCCTGGTAGAGTTCGTTCGAACCAGCGGCGGTGCGCCGGTACACCTTGACCAGACCACTCGGGCTGTCGACGATCTTGAATGCCGCTCCCTGCGCTACGGCTTCCTCGGCGGTCGCAAGCGGGACATCGACAAAGACGTTCTGCGGAAGAACGAGGTCGGCTGCCTGGTCGCGCGCCATTTGCGCCGCCGCGACATGGGGGGCTGCAACGGCACCCACCAGCGAACCGATCGCGCCACGACGTGTCTGTCCATCCTTGACCATGGGAATGGTTTCGCTGCCATCGGGCTCTGCCACAAGGGCCAATTGACTGATCTTTGCCATTAAAGGGTCTCCGGCCAGAGCGGATTTTCTCGCGCCGCCCAGGTGCGCAGCTCATCGATCGAGCGATGTTCGATTTCATCGACGATGGTCTGGGCGGCGGCTTCGATTGCGGCGATTGCCGCAAAGGCAGCGCGCGTGGCCTCGTCGAAGGGCATTCCGCTGACGGCCTGTTGGCGCAGAATCGCGACCTGCCGGGTCAATGGCATCACAGCGTGGATGCGCTTGTCGGCTTCGCAATGAGCCGCCATTTGCGCGGCTGCAACCAGCGCAGCGTGATCGGGCGAGGGCGCGGCGGCAATGACCGGATTGCCGGTAGCGGACGAAGCTTGGATCGTTGCGCCTTGAGCCTGCGCTGCAAGCAGCTCGGCGTGGCGTGCGGGAGCCACATAGACGGCGTCGGCAGGAATCGAGGCGCCGTGCAGTTCGGTCTCGTAGAAACCCCCGGTGGAAGGCGAATAGCGTTTGGTCATGTCAGATCCACCTGGCCGACCGCGAAGAAGCAGCACTGGTCGGCGCTGTCATTGGGGTTGAAGGCAGTGAAGCCGGTCGCGGAAATCGTTGGGGTGCGAACCGTCGGGAAATTGTCCTGGGCGTCGTTGTTGGTGTCGCTGGTGCCGTCGACGACGACCGCGAAGGCCGGCGCGGAAAAGGCGATCGGAAAGGTTATCGAGGGGCTCGAGTTCGCGCCCGCGGTAAACCGGCCCCATTGCAAAAGCAGGACCGCACTCGGGTTGCCGCCCGGCACGCTGGCATATCCGGACTGTCCGAAGCTGGTGATGATCGGCCCGAGCGATGCTGGGGTGATCGCGACGGAATTGCTAACACCGGCCATGACCTGTGCGGCGGTGGCCGCGAGCACGTTGATCACCCGGTTGGCTGTGAGATTTCCGCCGCCGGTCGCGAGGCCCGCGCCGGTGATCGTGATTGCACGCAAGGCGTTGATCAGGGACTGCAGCGCTGTGTCGGCGGCCTGGCGTTCGGATTCCTCCTGATCGAGCGCCTGCTCCTGGGCAGCATCAGCTTGCGTGCGTGCCTCGGCTTCATCGACGATTGACTGGAGGACCGGAAGAAGCCGCTGGGCGAGCTTGAGCGGGGTTACGATCTGCTCGTCGTCGCTCCCCTCATCGACGTCCCCCTGCGTGGCAAGCGATGCCACCCCCTTGGTCACTTCGGTGGCGGGCGGATAGAGAAACGTCGCGTCCCCGAATTCGATATCGCCACCGACTGCCTCGCTGAAGACAATGTCGAAGGCGATCAGGAAGTTGGCGATATCGACCTTGCGAAACAGCGCGCTGGGCGGATGGCTGTAGGCAGCGAACAGCGTGCCGTCAGCCAGGAACAGCCCGATCGCGCGCACCTCGTAGACGTCGAGGCTGTGATCGGTCGCGGTCATGTGGATGACCGTCTCGCTGGCGGACTGGCCCGAGATCGTATCGAGCCTCTTGAACTCGCCTGGGAGAACTTCAAGGGTCGGGGCAAGCGCCACGTGTTGCTCGGTGAAACCGACTTCGGTCACCCGGATCGCTTCCGTCTCGCCATTCTGGGCATCGACCAGGGCATCGAGCCCGGCCTGGGTGATCATGAACGGAAAAGTTTGCGGCATCAGATATGCTCCAGGAAGGCGCGGTCCTGTTCGCGTTCGAACGGCTCGCCCTCTTCGGTCTGCAGGACGGTGGCCCAGTAGGGATCGTCCTGAATGGTCAGATCCGCCGGACCGGAAATGCGCGCCAGTCCGATGGACATCCCGCCGCCGAGCAGGCCGGCCTGCGCCTGCGCGTGCAGGCGATGGACCGCGCGCATATGCGAGCGCAGCGGTTTGACCGCGGCGATGTCGCGGAGCAGCGCAGCGACCAGCGCGGTGTCGTATTCGACATCGCTTTCGATGCCGAGCGGGAGTTCGAGCCGGAAGGTGTGCGGCTCGAGCGTGCCGCGATCCTCGAACCATTCGACGATCTGGATCAGCGGATCGAAGCGATCGAGGACATCGCGCAGGGAAGCACGGGTGCCCTTGCGGCGCTGATCTTCGATCGCGCTAGCGACGGCTTCGCGCTTTTCGGCTTCGCTCCATTCGGAGTTCCACAGGTCAATCGAAACCCCCCATGCCAGAAAGGGAAGCAGGCCTGCGGGACAGGTCGCCGGGTTCCAGACGTCGCGGATCGGAACCGGTACGTCGGTCAAACCCGCGCTGGTCGCGGATTCGATCGCGCTTTCCAGCCTGGTCGAATTCGGCGGCAGAAGTGTCATTCGGCGACGCCTGCAATGGTGACGGCGACAGCGGTCGCGGCGGCCACTTGGGTATCACCGATGACGATATCGGAGACGGGGTCTTCCAAAGCCACGCTTTGGACGCCGGCAGTATGAAGCGCCTGGAAGATCGCGCTGCGAGCGATGTCGCGACCGATCAGCCGGCTTTCCTTCAGCATCGCGGTGAGCCCATCCTGCGCCGACTTCAGGATCAGGTCGGCGTCTGGCCCCCGATAGATCGTAAGCTTCGCGGTGACGGCGAAATCGACGATTTCGACCGACTGCACCGAAACCTGATCGGTGAGGGGCCGGACATCGTCCGCGCCGACTACAGCCTCGACCAGATCGAGAAGTTCCGGCGAGGCGGTGCCATCGCCCTGCCTTGACAGGACGCTGATCAACACTTCGCCAGGGGCAGGACTGATCGCGGAAACATCGGCAACGTCCCCCGAGGCCGACAGCGCATGGAACTGATATGCGGCAGTCGGACCGGCGACCGAGTAGCTGTCCGGAGCCAGTAGCACGCGGCGGCGCAGATCATCGTCCGATTCCATAACCGCTAGGGCGCCGGTTTCTTCGTTTGCCGGTGTGATGACCCTACGGACGACGCCGAAGAACGCGGCCAGATTGTCCAGGTCGGCGCCCTTCGCGAAGGCGATCATGACGCCATGGGCGGCATCATTGATCCGCTGGCGCAGGATGAGTTCTTGATAAGCCGCGGCTTCCAGCAGCTTCATCACCGGATCGCTTTCGACGAACGCGCTGAACTGGGGGAACCGGGCGAGGAAATCGGCCTTGCGATCGGCGAGGATGACCTCGAAATCGAGCGGTTCGATAATATCCGGCGCAGGAAGCCGCGACAGGTCGATGGCCGTCGAGGAAGCAATCGATTTGGTGGGCGCGAGCATGGATCATGCGATGCCCGATGGCGCTGCAGAGGCGATAGGGCCGGGGCGGGTGGAAGCCTCTTCGACCGGGCGTTTCAGCGGAACTCGGCTTACCGCCCCTGGCCGTCGAAAAGGTCGGCGGCGATGTCGATCGCCAGCTTGTCGTCGCCCTGGCCGAAGCCCAGCAAGGGGCGCTCGGGATAGCGGGCGAAGATCTTGCGGCCATCGGGCCCGCGCCCGACCAAGCCCTTTTTGCCGAAATGATGTTCGGCGGCAATCCGCGCATCGCCCTTAGGCGAGATTTCGACGCTGTCGGGCCGCGCGTCGATAGCCCAGCGGCGAGCATAGCGCAGCTTGCGGAACATCTTGCCGCCGCCCGTGCTGCGGACGCGCCCGCGCCGATCGAGGCGGCTCTTGCGCTTTTCCATCGGCCCGCCATCGGGTTCGAGGTTCGCCGCCTGGCGCGCAAGGTTCGACCGGCGCAGCGCCTGTCCCAGCTTCAGCGCGGCGCGCTTGCGCTTGGCTGGCGACAATCCCTGCAGGACGCGGCCCAGCCAGTCGTCGAGCCCGGCGAGCGCTTCGCTGTCGTAATCGGAAGCCATCAGTTGGCGACGATGTCTTCGACGGTCACGCCGGCTAGCGGCGGCGTGTCGGCGATACCTTCGACCGGCACATCGTCGGTCAGCAGCGGGTCCGGCTCGACGAGGTAGTCGATCGACCAGCCACCGCCCTCGGCGTCGGAGATCGCGACATTCTCGATCAGCTGGACCGTGAAAAGGATATCGGAAACGCCTTCGCTGATAATGTCGGTTTCGAACTTGAAGCTTTCCGCCTTGTCCGCCGCGAGCAGATCGGGCTGGTGACGGCGCAGCCAGCGATTGATGGCATGGACCGCGATCGCGATGTCGGTCTTCACTTCGCGCAGCAGGACCGACAGGGGATATTCGAAGGCGAAGCCCTGGCTGGCGGTCTGGCGGGTGCGCACCGCGCCGTCTTCGACCCAGAGCGACAGCCGGTCGGGTTCTTCCCGCAGTTCTGGCAGGGCGGCGGTCAGCGCGGCGCGAAGGCTGGCGGGCTTTTGCATGCTTTCAGTCCTAACGCTTAGCTACATGAGGACGCATCGGCTCAATCCCACAGCTTGATGGTTTCGCGGCGCGGGGCCGCAGTGACCGGTTCGGGCAAATCGACCATCGTTCCGCCAGGCAGCTGCGCACCCAGATCGGCCAGCCCAGGGTTAAGCTGTAACGCGGCTTCGGTCACGCCAGCGGTCTTGCCCAGCACCCGCCAGCAGAGCGCATCCACGGTTTCGCCATCCTGCGCCGCGGCCTTCATCAGATCAGGTCCACGCGGTTGCGGCCATGGGGCGCCGCCGCATTGGCCGGCAGGCCGATCGCGCGCAGATCGGCGACCGCTTCGTAGGCCTTGCGGCGATAGTTGTCGGCAGTCAGGCGCTTTTCATCGGCGCGATCGAGGGCTTCATCGGTCGCGGTGACATCGACGTGGCCGTCGATCAGTTCGGCGGCGGCGTAAAAGGTAACGATGCGCCGCCAGAGCAGAACAGCGTGGTTCTGGCCTGCCAGCTGGGCCGGGCTGACATCCTCGAGGTTCGGGATGCCTTCGATGGCTCGAGCCGACCGCCACACTGACAGTTCCTTCAGGCCGGCCAGCATGCCGGCAACGACCGCTTCGGCGAGGCGCTCCTGCGTAACCGTTCCCTCGCCAATGCGCACGGCCTTGCGGACATGCGCGGTGTCAATGCCAGGAAACCAGCCATCGGCGTCGATGATCTGACCGTTCAAGGGCGCGTTGTCGGGCGGTGCTGTCAAACCAGCCATGACGGTTTCCTGACCTCATTGCCCGCCGGCGAAGTGGGGGAGTGAGAAAGAACCGGCGGACGAAGGCGAGGCCTTGCCGATCGGGTCGATCGCTCCCCCAGCGCCGTGGGGCGTCTCGTTAATTCGCTGCCTTCGCCCGAGCGCGCCGCGCAGCGCGCTTCCGGGGCGCAGCCTTCGTGGTGGGCTTTTGGGCGGGATTCGCCGGGGCTGCCGACGGTTGCTCGGCGACCTTGGCGTCCTTGGCGTCGTTGGTCGTGTCCGGATCGGTGGGCGGCGCGAGATCGCGCAGCTGCCGCTCCATCTGTTCGATGTCCTTCTTGACCCCGGATTTCCTATCCAGCGTCACCGCACGTTGCATCTGGTCCAGTGCGGCCTGGACATAGGCTGCCTTGCCACCGGCGGGCGCGCTGTCGTCGCTGGCCTCGAAAGCATCGGCCTTCACGCGCCAGGCGCGGCCCAGCGCCTTGTGGAGCTTCGCCTTGGCTGCGTCGGGCATATCGGCCCCGGCGGTCAGTTCGTCGATCTTGGCGAGCAATTCCAGATCGACCGCGTCGGGATTGGCCAGCGCGGCTTCGGCGATGTCTTCGCGCAGGAAGCAGGCGACGCTACGCTTGTAGCGCTCCGGCATGGCGAGCCCATGCTTCAGCGCGAACGCGCCCAGCCAGACCGCGCGAGCAAAATCGCCATAGTCGATCGCCCAGACCATGTTGGTCAGCAGGATTTCGTCCTGGACGGGCTGATCGGCTTCGATGACGCCGCCCAGCCAGTCGCGATAATCGCCCGCGAATTTCGCTTTCATGGGCTGGCGCGCTTCGTGGCTGTCGACATCGGCCAGCTGGCGCAGCTGATCGTGAAGGCGAACCTTCAGCGCCGCATATTCCTGGCCGGCGCCGGTCGTTTCGTCGGGAGCGGCGATGGTCGCGGTTGCGACGGCAAGGCCGGCCTTGATCGCGAGGCGGCGGGTGCGGTTACGCAGGAAGGGGCTGGACATGCGGGGCGTTCCTTTCGTCGGGGTGGTCAAATCGCCGGCGCGGAGGGATCAGGCCGCGCCGGCGACCTTCGAAGCGGGCGGGACATCAGCCCCGCCCAGCGCAACATCAGGCGGCGGGTTTTTCGCCGATGACGATATTTTCGACCAAGACAGCCAGTTCGTATTCCTCGACGACGTAGGCTTCGTTGACCGATTCATAGTTCGCGATGCGATCGTATTCCGGTTCGTCCTTCAGGTGACGGCGGCGGGATCCTTCCTGCCAATAGATCGACAGGTTCGACAGCTTCGTGATCATGATGGCATTGGCGGGGAAACCCGAAACACGGATGGCCTCGAGGCCGCCCAGCATCGTGGTCGAGCGCATGATGCGATCGGTCGCTTCGACTTCGGTCGCGGTCGCGCCGGACTTCTGGGCGATATTGAAATATTTGTCGTCCAGCAGATCGTGGCCGACGATGACGACCAGGTCGTTCGAACCGCGATGGCGCGGATGAATGCCGCGCTTGGCATCCTGAACCAGGGCGTCGAGCGAGGCATAATCGGCCTTGGCGGTCGCGGCATTGTCGGCGCTTTCGTCATAGAGCTCGGCGCCCGCCTTGATGTAGATCGCACCGGCGGTGAAACCCCCGTTCATGACCTGCTCGGGCGCGGCGGTGCGGATCTTGTGCAGCCAGCCTTCATTGACATCCTGCAGCAGCGGGTTCGCTACGCGATCGGTATCGGCCGCGGCGACGATGCCGTTGAAGCCGATCATCATGCGGTCTTCGGCCTGCTGAGCAAGGATGTCGTCGCGCAGCAGCGTTTCGAAGTCGGGGCGGTGGCGCCAGGCATCGAGCAGGGCGTAGCGCATGGACCAGTCAAAATCGGTCTTCTTGCAAAGGTAGCGGTGCTTTTCGGTGGCGCCGCCGACAGCGGTCGGATCGCGGCGCTGACCATTGCTGGTATCGGTGCGACTGGCCAGAGAACGCGACACGCCGACGCCCAGAACCGCGCCTTCCTGCTCGTCGACGCCGACGACGTTGATCAACTTCAGGAATTCGCTGCTGTCGCGCAGGCGATCTTCCAGCTTCTGTTCGACGTTCGGCGCGACGTTGAACTTCGTCATGCCAGCGCTGGGTTCGGCGGGTGCGGGCAGGGCGTTCACAAGCGCGATCTGCGAGACATAGGCGGCAAAAAGGGCGCGGGTGGCGGTCTTCATTGAATCTGTTCCTTAAGCGAAGCGGATGCGGGGCTTTGCTCGGGGGGAAGGTCTGCGGCGTAGTTCAGCAGTCGGTCTTGGCGGTGTTGCCGTGGGCGCCGGCAGCTGCCGGACGCGCGGTGTAGTTGGTGACGGGGGTGGTTTCGAAGCGGTCCTCGATCGCCTTGACCCGGACTGCGAAGGAATCGCCCTGCTCGGCGATCTGGGTCTGCAGCGCGCCGAACTGGGTGGCGAAATTCCTGCCCATGTCCTCGAACAGCGGGCGCAGCGCACTGAAATCGAGCGCTGCAGCGGCGGCGTCTTCCGGCTTGGCCTCGGGTTTCCCATCCTTCGACGCGGTCGCACCGCCGAGCTTGGTCGCGAAGCCGTCGAGCATGCTTCCCAACTTGCCCAGAAAACTGTCGCCGGCTTGGCTGGCCGTGCCGTCGTCTTCTGCGAATTCGATCGCGAAGGCCTGTTCGGGCTTGTCGGCACCCAGGGTCAGCGCGCCGGGAAGCGAGCGATTGAAGGCGAGCCGCTCGGTCGCGACGGAAGCGGGGCTGTCGGTCAGCGCAACGCCCATCAGGTACGCCTTGCCCTTGCCCGCGAAGTTGGGCTCGATCTCGATCGAGGGATAGACCTTCTGGCTGGCGCCGTTCAGTTCCTTGGCTTCGTCGGTCACGTCGAAGACGCCGTACAGGCCTTTGCGCTTCTCGGTTTCGCCGTGGAAGTTCACGTCGACATCGTCGACCGACAGTTCGAGCACATCGCCGTAGGCGCGGAACGGCGACTGGCCGCTGATGCCGCGAATATGCTCGATATTGAGCCGCGCACCGTAGGTTTTCGGGTCGTAGCCATCGGCCATTTCGGTCAGCATGGTTTCGTCGATCGCGCGACCGTCGACGGTGGAACCGGCAGTGGCGAGCAGGAACTTCTTGGTCTTCATGGCGGTTTGGGCTCCATCCAGGTCAGCAGCGCCAGATCGGGCGCGTCGGGTCTGGATGCACAAAGGCTCGGCTTCGGCGTTTCATGCAACGCCGTGCGCGGGTGGATGCGCATTCGACCAGTCCGGGCGATAGCCAAGACCCTCGGCGCGAGGTGCATGGCGTTGCCATGCACTTGCTTCCCGCCTCCGATGGTCAGACCGAACTGACAGCCGCCTATCTCAAGCGATGCGCGCGCAGCCTCTATTGGCGGGGCTGGCCGATGGTTGGGATCGCCGAGGAACTGGGCGTCAAATACCCGACGCTCGCCAGCTGGAAGAACCGCGGCGGTTGGGATGAAGCGAGCCCGCGTCAGATCATCGAAGATCGCCTCGAGGCGAAGATCGCGAACTATCTCGACAAGCCCGACTTCAGCGAAGGCGACATGAAGCGCGTCGATTTCCTGATGCGGATGATGGAAAAAGCCGCGCGGATCGCGAAATACGAATCCAGCGGCAGGGAAGGCGACCTGAACCCGAAGATCGGCCGCCGGAACGACGACGCGGCGAAGGCCAAGCGCGAGGAAAAGCGCCGCAATTTCCTGTCCCGCGAGCAGTGGCAGGCGCTGCTGGACGACTTCCACGAAAAGAATTTCGATTATCAGGCCGCGTGGTGGGAGCAGCGCGACCAGCGGACCCGCAAGATCCTCAAATCGCGCCAGATCGGCGCGACCTGGTACTTCGCCCGCGAGGCCGTCGCCAAGATCGCCGAAGCCGTGCTGGCCGGCGAGCAGCCGCGAAATCAGATTTTCCTTTCGGCCAGCAAGCGGCAGGCGCTGAAGTTCAAGCGCGAGATCGTCAGCTGGGTGAAGCGGGTCTGCGATGTCGACCTGGCCGGCGATCCGATCATGATCGACTTCGGCGGCCTGGAAGACGACGCCGGCGAGCCGCTGGGGCTCGACCAGGTCGGGCTCTATCCGATCTCGACGAATTCGAACACGGCTCAGGGCGAGAGTGGCGACTTCTATTTCGACGAATTCTTCTGGGTCCATGGCTTCGCGCAGTTGCGCAAGGTCGCCGCGGCGATGGCGACGCACAAGATATTCAAACGCACCTATTTTTCGACGCCATCGACGAAAACCCATGAAGCCTTCGCCTTCTGGTCGGGCGAGGAATGGAACCGGGGGAAGGCCAAGGGCAAGCAGAAGACCTTCGACTGCAGCCACAAGGCGCTGAAGGCCGGGAAGATCATGCCCGATGGCAGCTGGTGCCAAGTGGTCACGCTGGAAGATGCAATCGCGGGCGGGCTGGGCGCGCTGGTCGACATCGAAGAACTGCGCGAGGAATCGAGCGAAGACGAATTCCGCAACCTCTACGATTGCGAATTCGTCGACGACGCGGCCAGCAGCTTCCCCTGGGCCCGTCTGGCGCCGGCACGGGTCGACAGCTTCTACAAATGGCGGGACTTCCAGCCCGCCCAGCTGGACCTGCCCAGCGGGCGTCCCTTCGGCGACAGGCCGGTCTGGCTGGGCTACGATCCGAACAAGCAGGGGCGCGACGATGCTGCGCTGGCGATCATTGCGCCGCCCGATCAGCCGGGCGTGAGCAAGCTGCGGATCCTCGACAAGTACCGGATGAACGATCTGGACTTCCAGGGGCAGGCGGATTTCATCAAGCGCATCGCGGCGCGCTACAATGTCACCGACATATCGATCGACACCACCGGCCATGGCCGCGCGGTCTTCGAACTGGTCAAGAAGTGGTTCCCGAACGTGCGCTCGATCGAATATTCGGTCGCGACGAAGACCGCCCTGGTGATCAAGGGACAATCGCTGTTCCGGGCCGGGCGCGTCGAGTTCGACCAGGGTTGGACCGACGTCATGCAGGCCTTCATGGCCATCCGCCCGACGCTGACCGGCAGCGGCAAGGGCGTCACCTATACCGCAAGCCGCAACGGGCAGATCGGCCATGCCGACATCGCCTGGGCGATCCTCCACGCATTTTCGAACGAACCGCTTGACGTTGCCGCCGCCGCCGATGGCGCGCGCGTACCGCAGGTGGTCTTCAGCGACTGACCGGACGAAAGGAAATCCGCGACCATGACCGAACAAGCCCTGCAGATCGAAGACCAGACCGCCGCCGAACCGGCGACGAAGGCGATGGCATTCAGCTTCGGCGACGCCGAGAGCGTCATCGATCGGCGCGAACTGACCGACTATTTCGAGATCTGGCACAATGGCCGCTGGTTTGAACCGCCGCTGCCGATGGATCGGCTTGCGCAGGTATTCAACATGGCACCGCACCATCGCAGCGCGATCGCGCTGAAGGTCAATCTGCTGACCGGGCTGCAGGTACCGACGAAGACCCTGTCCGCGATCGCGTTCGAGCGGTTCGCGCTCGACTTCCTGCAGATGGGCAATGGCTATCTGGAAAACGTACCGAACTGGGGTGGCAGGCTGGCACTGGCGAAGCATGCGCCGGCGCGCCACATGCGAGCGCCGAAGGACGGCGGCGGCTTCTACTTCGTCGGCGCCGGGATCGCCCAGGAGCATCAGTTCGCGCCGGGCGCGATCTTCCAGCTGCAGCAGCCCGATGTCGCCCAGGAAATCTATGGGCTGCCTGAATGGCTGTCGGCGCTGCAGTCGGGCCTGCTGAACGAGAATGCGACGCTGTTCCGCCGCCGCTACTATCTGAACGGGGCGCACGCGGGTTTCATCCTCTACGTCAGCGACGCCTTTGCCGATCAATCGACCGCCGACGCGATCGCTGCGAAGATGAAGGCCGCGAAGGGCGTGGGCAATTTCAAAAACATGTTCCTCTATGTCCCGGGCGGCAAAAAGGACGGTGTCCAGGTGATGCCGATCGCCGACGTCGCCGCGAAGGACGAATTCAGCGGGGTGAAGAACATCAGCCGCGACGACATGCTGGCCGCGCACCGCGTGCCGCCGCAGCTGCTGGGCATCGTGCCGACCAATTCCGGCGGCTTCGGAAAGGTGGGCGAAGCGCTCGATACCTTTTTCCAGATCGAGATCGCGCCGATCATGCGGCGCATGCTGGCGATGAACGACTTCTTCGGCAGCGAAATCCTGCGCTTCAGGAACTACAGCGCCAGCGATGGCAGCCAGATCACGCCGGATGGGGAGCGGATTCCGGCCGCGAGCTCCGCGGGCTGA